TAAAATCCATAATTGATATACTTGCTCTAAGTTTACTAAATTTACTTAGTCTTGTGTACCCCAAATTGTACATCATATTAGATAAAATTAATTGAGCCTCTTCTGGTAAGTCATCAAAGTTGTCAAATAAGTTTTTACAATCTGTTATAGTTCCTTGTATATCACTGTCAAAACAGCTATTTACACGCTCTTCACTAACAGGTGTGCCTACAGGTTGTCCATACTCTGGATCAGAATCAAGCACCAAATGGCCAATCCCAAAAGTAGGCAGGTTAAGGTGATCCAAGTAAATTGCATGTACTTTCCCCTCATCTGCTTCTAATTCTTCTCTAAGTTTATTAATATCCAAAACTATCTCCCTTGATCTCTTTTAACGCACTGTACATGTTTGTAATAAAAATAGTTACCTATCTTATTAAAAAAAATAGATATCTTTAAATAAGTCCACTTCATTTCTTTTGAGCCTTTCTAATGCTCTCTTTGCCTCTTTTAAAGATACCAGCTACTTTATTCTTGCCCATTACCTTTGCTCTTTGCTCACCAACTGTAAGGATCTGTATCTTTCTCGCAAAAGGTTTACTGACTCTTTTAACTTTTGCAACCGTAGCTCTGGCGTCTGCCTCTGTGGCAAACTTGATGCCAACTGTATCTTTTGGGTTCTCATCTGTGTATAATCTTCTACCAGAGCCTTTTGGTTTTTTTCCTGTTCCAAATTTAGGGTCTCTTTTTTTAGCCATCTTTCTTCTTATCCTAAAAAGTCTATCTGACATTATTTTTTCTTAACTGTTTGCTTTGCTCTTCTAAAGTTTTTAGATGTAGGTGCGCCTTTTGTGCCTTTCTTTCTCATTTTTTCACCACTACCAGCTTTTATTCTTCTTCTCTTAGCTTGTATATTTCTATATAAACTCATTTTGTAAGACCCTTTTGCTTTTCATATGTCCTAAGTCCTCCGATGCCAAGCATGCCGCCGAGAACAGTTAAAAGTGTACCCATATCAAATTCCGGCAGTTCTGGTAATTCTGCACCAGCAAAACTTGCACCAAATATAATTAAATCTTTTAAGATAAAATGATAGGCAAAAGCAATCGCACAGACCCACCCAACAGCTGGGCGCCATCCGCCTTTAAATATAGAGCCACTTGCAGCCTCTGCTTTATTAATCTCTAACTGAGCAAGCAAAGCCTCCTGAGCATGTTTTTCAGACATGGTAGCTATCTCGTGAGCCAATTTGGCCTTTTGATCTGCATCAGGTATAAATTTATCTAATAATCCTGTAACTGGTCCTATCAACGCCTGTAACATTAATATACCCTCACTTTCTTTTCATTAACCTGCGGTACAAGTTTGCATATACATTCATATGTTATAGTCTGTCCTGTATCGTTTTTATACTGCTGTTCATTTAAATACTTAGTATAATATATACAATCATTAACTGATTTAAAATATATAGCTCCCTGTGTCACACCACCAAGATAGCATGCCAACATAAAAGCTGTCATTATAAAGCACTCTGTGGTGTTCTTACTATAGCAAATTCTTGTATACTAGCAATAACATGTAATCTATCTACATGACCTGCAGTAACTTTTAAAACTTCTCCGCCTTTTAGTATATAATCATTTGTTAACAATTCTGTTGTAGTATTTGCATTTATTGTTTGTGTTTGAAATAAAGTAAACTCGTGATTTGTTTGAGCGCCAGAAGAATTTAAACCATCTCCTGTAACGGTAACAGTTATTGTAGATGCGCTTCCAGAATCATTTACCACTAATAATGAATTAATTACAGATGCGTTTGAGTCCGCATTACTTGGCGCTGTGTATAAAGTAACCTGCGAAGTGCCAGTAAGGTCTATTTTTGCACTTGTAAGCCCTTGTACATACTGAGGTAAACTTACTACTAACATTATCTTCTTCCATCTTGTATTATGTTAACTTGAGGCGATCCTAATTTAAATTTAGTTCCCAACGTATCCCCTGTGTCTTCTACACGGAGAGCAAATGTCCGCCCCCTTATCCTAACATCTAATTTATTAGTAAAAACCTCAACAGGAGACGTTGTTGATCTTTGTGCTGTATTGCTATCATCAGTTTGTGTGAATCCTGATCCACTATGAGTTCTTGCTTTTACAGTAAAATCAACTTTTGGATTAATTGCAGTTGAGCCTTGAAAATTTACATCAGGTATTATTGAATTTATAGAAGAAAACCTATCTGCATTTCCTAAAGACATAGGTGCAGATTCAACAAAAGAAGTCATTGCAGCACCATCGTCATCAAATCCAGTTTCATGATTAAATAGATTCTGACCACCTGTTGCCATAGGCAAGTTTCTTATGCCTCTATCAATCCACGCTTGTCTTGCTAAAGTTCCAAAATACCAAATATTTTCTAAATAATTATAAATAACATACTTATCTATTTCTCTGTTAGTATTATTATTCCCAGTTTTAGATGGATAAAACCACCAAATCTCACTAAATTCTGTATTAACACCTACATGAACCTTGTCTCTTTCTTCAAGGTTTAAATCTAAAAATACTTTATCTTTAACAGCACAAGGTAATTGCTGTGTTGCACCATTATATACATAAAATGTGTCTATTCCCATCCAGTAAACACTATCGTCTACGGCTATAGCTGAAAAAGGACTCATAATTGTGATGTTTTTTGATAACTCTTTTATACCGAAAGTAAATGGTGGTCCGGTAAACCTCATGGAGTGAAGGCTTTTATTTGTAAAAACAAGTATTTGTTCTTTTGTTTCTACAGCTTGCATAAATGTAGAACCTCCACCTATTCTTAAATCTCCAGCAGTATTAATATCAGTAGGAAAAAAATCTACAGGATTTTCTTGTGAAGAAAAGCGTATCAATAAAGGATCTTGAATGCCATCACCTTTTGGTTCTGTAGGATTTGCTCCAATACCATCACAACCAAAACATATGATATGCCTGTCTTGGTCTGAAACTAATACCTGTTTTGCTACTTGAGGTACACTAGTTTGCCCACTAGAAAAGGTATCTGTAGCACTTAATTCTTCAGCTCTGTTTGTTACACCATCAGATTTATCCCAATAAAATATACCACCATCTCTTGGGTTTATTAATAAATCTTCACCAAAATTATCATGTGACCACAATCTTATTTGCGCACCAGAAACCCTAACAGAAGCAGCGGAACCCCACCCAACGAAATCATTGTCTGCACTTGCATTACCAGCAGTTCCATCAGTTGAATTTCCCGCAAGAAAAACACTAACTGAATTAGAATGCGCAACTGCATCTGTAACAACATTTGATGTTACAGAATTTACTGTTATTGTTTTTCCATCAGCTTGAGTTAATGTGTCGTTTGATCCACCATGTGCTGCTGTATTAACATTTGTGCTTGCACCTTTTCCAGCGTAAGCCCTAACTACTGTTAAGGTGTTAGTTGCAACATTTGTAACTAACATCAGCTCATTTTCAATTACTATTATATCATTTACTACTATTTGATGAGCAGCTCCTGCTGGACCTACAGGACTAGAGTCAGTTACAACAACAGTGGTTGTAGAATTGTTTATAGCTCCATTTAAAGTTGTATTTACTGCCGCATTGGTTGTTCCATTCCAAAGACCGGCACCCCATCCAGTACCACCAATAGTATTGTCAAGTCCTACATTTACCTGATATCTTGCAACAATACTTGATCCACCAGTTTCATCATCATCAGAAGTAGCAACAACGCTTGCTGTTATTTTATAAGAGTTTGAATTTATTATTGATACAATTTGAAATTCTGATTGCAAAATATCTTGTGTTATATTGCCACCTGATCCTAATCCAACAGAATTAACACCAGAAAAGGTCACAAAATCATTTTCATTTGCACCGTGAGCATTGTCTGTAACAGTAATTAATGTAGAATCATCTACGTCATCTCCATTAGAATCAAAATTTTCACTTACAGAAGCGGAAAAAGTAACATCTCCAGCAGCTGTTATAGATCTAATAGGGGTTATGTCATTAAACGTCTGACCCTCTTCAATATAATATTTAAGGTGTGTACCAATACCCATAAAATCAGAGCCATCAAGGGCCACCCAATTATGCAATCTTCTTGCGCTGCCTAAATATGTATTAGAACTATACTTTTCCCAACCACCTAACTTTTCTGGTGATCCTAATCTAAACCTAATCTTGTCACCATCCGTATATCCACCTTGATTGCTAAAAGGCGTAATGTCAGATACTATACCAGCTTGAAATTGTAATTTATTAAAAGGCATTATGCTGTACCTCCAGTTTTAGTTCCGCTACCACTTTCTGTTACATTACTAACACCTTGTATTGATTTACCTGATGCTCCACCAGCACTACCACTTGATCCGTTTGTAGGTGCAGTGGCTGGAAAACTTACACTAGTGCCACTCCCATTACCGCCTGTTGATCCACTTGACCCAGCGGCACCAAATGCTCCACCAGCCCCTCCTGCTCCACCAGATCCTGCATTATTAGATCCAGATCCGCCACTTGGCCCCGGTCCAGCAGATTGATTATATCCTTGACCAACACCACCTGCACCACCAGATCCACCATCTTGTGTAGCTAAACAAGTACCAGAAACTGATCCACTTAAACTATTATATCTTAAATTAGGAGCCGTTGTCCCTTGATGTGCAGTTGTACCAAAAACAGTAAAAAATGTAGTTGTTGATGCAGTAATTCCTGCTGTACCACTGTTTGATACTAAAGTACCAGAGCTTGATGTGCTTGTGCTTACAGATATTGTTGGCGTTCCATAGCCGGTTCCATATAAAGAACTAATACCAGCATTTACTGTATAAACGCCAGTTGTATTTGTTTTTGCAGAAAAAAATATTGGACCTCTATTAGCACAATTACCAGAAAGACCTGTTCCTGCACCGCCTAAAGAATTTAAATCAAACTGTGATGCATTAATACCTCTATTGAATTGCGCTCCTATACCACCCCATAGTCTATCTCCAACTTCACCTCTTCCATCTAAATCATTTCCAGACGATCCATAAGTCGTAAACCAAGATGGAGAGTTATTTTGAGGCGTTGAAGTCCCTCCTCCTCCTAAATCAACTAAACTTGAAAATGTAGCATTAGCTGTGTATACACCTTTGCCACCATCGCCACCAGCGCCGCCTCCACCGCCACCAGCTTTGATTGTGCCATTATTTACTAGAGTAACAGCAACACTGCCATCAACTTGCAAAGCATTACCGCCTGCTGATCCTGCCGCTCCTCCAGCACCTTCTATGCTACCATTGTTAGTTATGGTTATTGCACCTGCGCCATTACTTTCAATAGTTAACGCAGCGTTAGACGCACTAGTTGCACCAAGAGTTTCTGATGAATTTATTACTAATTGTTTTGGATAATCTACAGGAAAATCGTCTCCAAATATAGTGTTTGCACTTTGATTTGTTTGACCATCAACAAATGTTTTTCTAAAAGCTCTTGTTTGTCCATAAAAGTCATTGATAGACAATGGACTACTATTTGCACTTGTTGGAACATCTGCTGACAAATTAGTTGATGTATTGTTAGATGCGTTTGCTCTGACAAGAGACCCGCCTCTATAATAATCATTCAAAAGAATGGGGGCAGATGAGCCATTATTATACTCATCTCTTATATCTGATAATGATATTGCACCACTAGATTGTAATGTCATTATAAACTTGTTCCAAACGCTGTTACATTATTAGCTGAAGTTACTGCACCATTAGATCCTAATTTAAAAACTGTTGTGCCATTATACTTAAATAATAATTCATTATCACCAGTATCTAATGATATTGCCCATTTACTAGAACCAAACAATATAGCGTTTCCATTCGTGTCCAAATCCCCACCTAGTTGAGGCGTTGTATCATTAACTAGATCAGTAGGAACTTGTGAAACATTAGCATTTGACCCGGTTCCATCAGCAAAAACTATAGCAGAAGAACCGTTTGCTAACAAAACTTCAGTTCCGCTTCCGTCTGACGCATTTGCATCTGCAGGACCTTGCCTGATATTAGCTGTTTGTCCAGTGCTATTTTTTACAAAAAACCATTTTTGTTGATCGTTAGGAGTGATATGTAAATTAAACTGACCACTTGGTGATCCTGTCAATAATAAGATTTTATAGTGACCATCAGAAAGCTGACCATCAACAGTTGTAACAGATGTGTTTCCCGTAATAGTTAAACTAACAACACCATTTAAAGTTCTGTCTATTATATCAAAATTATTATTTGTTGTGTTACCCCAAGTACCAGACTGCTCTCCAGATCCAATTTTTTCTATACCTGTATTTGATGTGTATGTACTTGCCATTTTTTACCTCACTGTATTTCTGTCCATGTTTCTACTCCAGACGGTGTTATTTTTGTCCATGTTTCTGTGCCAGATGGCGTTATCTCTGTAAATGTTTCAGTATTAGCGTTAGTTATAACATCTTCAAATAGTATATCTCCCGTAACTGTCTTTGTAAAACTTATTTCTTGAGAGGATGTTCCAGTAAATTTATGATTACCCTGTGTTGTTTGTGTAAAGTTTGCATCTATACTTGCTGTTCCTAAATTTACTAATTTAATGTTTTCTGTTGTTTGTGTAAAATTACTTGTAAGATCTATATTCCCACTTAATGTAGTTGCAACTTCTGTAGTTTGTATAAAATTACTACTTAAATTAACTGTACCAACTAATGTTCCTACACCTACATTAACTGCAATACCTACGCCACTCATTTCTGCTGTTGCTGCTTGTACTACACCACCTACATCTGCAAT